TGCTACGCGCGACGAACGCGCCGCCATTGCTGAATCGGATCGTCAGCTGCGACAGCGACAGCGCGCTTATGCTGTATTGATCGCCCGCCGTCGGCGGCCACGACACGCTCACATAGGGCAGATCGCCGCTGCCCGGTCCGCCGTTGAACTGCGCCGGCGTCGTGGTGCCGTCGCGCTTGAAGAAAATGGTGAGCCCGCCGCTCGGCACCGATTGATTCTGATAATGATCGATGCGCGACGGCAGCTGCACCGTGTAATTAAAGGCGAGCGCCGTCGGTATCGTGTTCGGGTCGCTCGACAACAGCGCCAGGCGGAAATCCCAGGCCGCGGCCGGGAACACGCCGGGCACGAATTTCTGCCATGCGCCCCAGCTGGCGCCGTTGTCCTGGCTCAGCCGGATCTCGATCCAGCCGTCGACATATTGGGTCGATGCCGAGCCGAGCACGTCAGGATCGTTGAGGAAGTCGGCGACCGACAGAATGTTCTGTCCGACCGGCACGCCGACGATCTGGGTCGAGCCGTTGACGGAAGCCTGCACCACCGAGCCGGCATTGATGATGTGGCTTGCCGGGATCGTGTAATAGGCCGGCGTGCCGGTGATGATGCCGCCATAGTCGAGAACATCGGCGACCGAGAACACGATGGTGTCGCCCGACAACACGCCGCCGCCGGCGACCGCCGGATTGATCGTGACCGTGCACGACGTGCCGGTCACCGCGCCGTAATCGATGTCGGCCGTGGCCGCGGCCGTGACCGCGCCATAGTCGGCGGTCGCGGACGGCGCGGCCGCCACCGAGCCGAAATCGAGACTGTTGTAGTTGATCTGCTGCACCACGGCGCCGGCGGCGATGACGCTCGCCGTCGTCGTGTCGGCAACCGCCATGCCGACCGCCACGCTCGGCGGCAAATACGCGAAGCTCAAGACATTGCCGCCGGCGGTCGCCGCGCTCGTTGCCGCCGACTGCAGCAGCGGATTGGCGGCAAGGATATTGCCGGCGCCGCCGAGACGCAGGTCGCCGCTGCCGTCGACGCCGACGCCGTTGTCGAAGCTGCCGGTCCAGCCGGTCGCCTTTTCGTCGAAGCCGGCGAGCAGGTTGAGCGAAAGCTGGTTGCCCGATATCGCGATCGCCGCGGCAGTTTCGCTGTAGACCGTCAGGCCCGCGACCGGCTGGCAGCGCGCCTTGATGAGGAACGTACCGTTGCCCTGGGCGATGAACGGCGGATGCGCCTGCGAGCGGATGAACTGCGCGGCATCCCAGATCGCGCCCTGGCGGATTTCGTAAAGGATGCCGTTGCGAAAATCCGACACCTCGTCCCAATAGATTTTTTGGAAGCCGGCTTCGTAGTTGGTGTAGAGATCGGTGACGTCGGGCAGCGGCGACGCCAGCGCCGCACCGGTGATCGTGTAGGCGAACGCGGTGCAATCTGCGAGCGATTGCGTGCCGCCGCCGTAGACGTTGAAGCTCTGGAACTTCAGATAGACCGTGTCGCCGATGCGGCTTTGCGCGTAGGGGTAGGAGAAGAACGCGCCGTCGAGCCGCGCAAATTTGCTGCCGGCCGGATGGTCGACGATCTGGTCTTCGGTGCCATAGGCGCCGCGCACCAGGTAGCTGAGATTATATTTGTTCGCCGCCGTCAGCGTCGCGGTCTGGTACGACACGATCTCGCCGCCGACATAGCAGCGGTTGTTCAGCGCCGCGGCATCGGCCTGGGTGCCCGACGCCAGCACGCCCGCGCTTTCCGTCAGATCGACCGAAAGCGTGTTGGTCTGGTCGATGGTCTGCCCGGTGACGCTGACGCCGACCGCCGGCAGGTCCGCGGTGGTGACGCCGATGCGCGCGCCGGCCTTGACCGTGCCGATCTGGCTGTAGTTGCCATCCTCTTGATAAGACAGCCAAATATTGCATCCGCCCCACAGTGGGTTAGGGCTGCAGGCGCCCGCCATGATGACCAGGCCATGGCCGAGCTCGTCGGTCGGCTCGAAGATCAGGACATCGGCGACCGAACCCGGATCGGCGTTGCGGTCGTTCGGCACATTGATGACCGAGGTCGTGGCGTATTTGGTCGCCGTCGCATAGCCGAGCGGAAACTCTTCCGCCGTGATCTCCAGATAGCCGTTCTCGTTCTCCTCGATGGCGGTGATGCGGATCGGCGCCTTGTCGAGGCCGAGCACGGCATCGGTGACCGTCACCAGATCCATCGGATCGAGCAGGCAATATTCCCACGACAGGCGGAACTTGTAGGTGTTGCGGATATAGACCGCGCGCTGCAGCATCAGCTGCGCCGAAATCAGCGCCACGCCGGCGTCGCAAATCTCGTGCGCGGTGACGGTCGGCGCGATGCGCTCGCCGCGGCCGCCGCCGAGGTTCTGGCTGGTCAGCTCGATGGCGTTCTGATCGCGCGCTTCGACTGGAGTGAGGTTATAGGCGTTGGCGCGATCGGCGCATTCCACGCGCCAGACGTTATAGGCCTCGTAAGGGTCGGTGCGCGACACCGTGAGCGGATCGGCGCTGTTCTCGACGATGTAATCGTCGTCGCCGAGATCGTAGAGCGGCGTCACGTTCGGGTTGAACGTCACGCCGTTGCCGGTCACTGCGGTGTCGCCGTAGGGAACAAAGCGCAATAGCCCGCCCGACCAGACCGCGGCCGTATTGGTCACCTGCAGCCAGCGGTTCAAGACGCTCGACGCGGCCTCGGCATTGGTCAGCGCCGGGCTGAACGCCAGGCCGACGGCGCGGCAATAGGTCTGGTACGACGCGTCGCCGCCCGAGCCGAACAGCGACGTGGCGTCGATCGAGGCGGCGGGAAAGCCGACGCCATATTGCGCATTGGTCAGGAAATCGGAAACGACCAGCGCCGGATCGGCGTCGACGAAAACTGCCGTCGTACCCGGAACGTCGGTATAGGGCGTCTGGCCGTAGCCGGTGGCATAGCGAAAGCCGTTGATCTCGAAGTTATGATTGTCGAGCGTCGCGCTTGACGACAGATCGTATTGCGCGGCGGCCACGTAGGCGGTGCCCTGATAGGACAGCGCGACCTGACCCAACAGCGCCGCTTCGCCGAGCGTCGGCTGAATGCCGGCGAGGATGCCCACGATCGAACTGGTGGCGGCCGGCGTCGAGAGATAGGACCACACGGCCTGCGGCGTGGTGCCGAGAAACAGCGACAAGCCGAGCGCGCCGAGCGAGGTCGTCGACTGGCCGCGCCAGACAAGGCCGACACCCTGGATCGGCCCTTCGCACATCGCCAGGATAACGTCGGCCTTGTAATCGTACTGGCCGGGGCCGCCGCCGCTGCTGCTGGAAACAGCCGTTGCCTTGAAATTGGCGTACCAGATGACATTCGGCGCGAGCTTGCTGGTTCCCCATACGATCGGGATCGGCAGCGCCGAGACCGCGGTCTGGATTTGCAGGCCGGTATAATCCGGCGTCGATGCTGATTGTGATCCGCCGCTGCGGAATATGCTCATGGCCTGCGCTCATTTCTTGGCCCAGACGCTGAAAAAACGCGGCTTGCGTGCCGGATCGGCCAGCACGGCGTTGCGCGCGACTTCATCCTCGATGACCATCCGTGCCTGGTAATAGGCGTGAACGATGCGCAGCGGCGCCGCCGCGGTGACGATGCCGCCGTGCGAGTAGCAGCGGCCATAACGGAACACCATCACGTCGCCCGGCAGCGGCTCTTCCGCTTCGGCGCTGCGATCGAAGATGAAGCCGAGATAGCGTTCCTCGCTGCGATGCAGATGCCAGTCCACCGGATAGGGCCGCGGGTCGAACGGCGGACAGAGATGCAAATCGACGAAAACGCGCACCAGCAGCATGCCGCAATCGACGCCGACACCCTTTATGTCGGCGCAGTTGTGATAGGGCGTGCCGATCCACGACCGCGCCTCGGCGACGACGGCCGCGCGTTGCGCGGCCTTAGACGACGGAAGACGGACGACGGACGACGGAAAATGGTTGTTCATCCGTCCTCTGTCGTCTGTCATCTGTCCTCCGCTAGATCGCCATCTGCGGCGGCGGCACGTAGGGAAAGCCGCGGAAATTCGCCAGATTGTTGAACTTGGACTGGCATGTCGTCAGCGTGTGATCGCAGCCGAAGAACACCGCGAAGCGATCGCCGGCCGCCGGCACGCTCCGCAGCGGATTGATAAGGTTCAATGCCGAGCCGTTCACCGCCGAGCCGACTGTCGTCGTCACGCCGGCGAGAACGCCCGAGCTGAACGCGATCGTGCTCTGGGCAAAATTGGCGCTGGCGCCGGGCCAATAGATGATCGACGCCGTCGATCCGGCGCCGACGACGCCGTTGCTGCCGAACGACGCCTTGCTGAGCGCGCATCCGCTGTCGTAAAGCGTATGCAGGCAGGTCGGCTGATACATGTTGCGCGGCATGTCGATGTCGAGCAGCATCAGGTCGGAGTTGACCGTCAGCTTTGCCGACGTACGGCCGATCTCGTCGATCTTGCCGAGCCGCCCCTTGAACAGCATCGTCGCGCCGATCGCGGTGCCGCCCAGCCGATCGGAGAAGAACACGCGATAGCGCACGATCTCGCAGCCGTCGAACGACCCGTCGCGCAACGCTTGCA